CCAGGACTTAGTGCACCCTATTCAAACCCACCGGTTTCCTTACGACCAAAACATCCTTTGGACCGACTTTCAGTAGAAACTCCCTGAATACTACCATGATCTCCGACATTCTCCAAGCAGTTGATGGCAATGAATTAAAAATCATGGCCACCTACTCCTCGGAAGAAGAGAAGGACATCGACTTCGGACGTTACCGCAACCGGTTTACGTCAGCGGGCTCGATCCCAATGGGACATGCCAACGTGTACGTCCGCGCCAAGCTGTTGGCTGCGGCTGTTTTACACCATCATCGTGACGACGCCATGGTAATCATTGGCATCCCGCCACATACGTTTCGCAACAACAAACCCAATCCGCTACACCACTTCGTCAAAGACAAGAGTGGTTCATGTCCGTGTGTAAACATGGGCATTGGCTCGGTGTGTATCGACAGCTGTCCAGAGGTCTCTCGTCTTCGACCAGACTACCTCTTCATAGCCGGAGATCAAGCCCACCGATGGAGCGACGGTGTTTGGCGTCGCGTGAAGGAGCGCTTCACCGCCATTTACATCTATGGTATCGCCCTCGAGGAGGGAGACTATTTCGGCGGCGAGCTCAAAATTAAAAGGGTGATGGCACCGGGGGAGAGAATCCAGGCTTCAGTGGGGGCCCGCTCTGGCTTTCCAGCCACTTTCACAGACAGTCCAATTGAAAGACTGAACGGTGACAAGTCTCCTTTTGCTTATCAAAACGGCGTGGGTGGTGCCCCAGTCCGCGTGTACGACATGCCGTCCTTCTTCAAGCCATTGGCCCTTTATTTTGTCGGGGTAGCTCCCCCAACTTATTCCCCATCATCCAGCATCACCTGCAGCTCGACGGACCCGATTCCGCCAGCCAACGACACCATGCCCATGGCTCCATTGCCAGGCTCCACCACCATCCCCAACGTGAAAGTTACGGTCCCTGACTACGTTGTCAACAAAGTCTCGGCCAAAATACTGAGCTCCAATCAGGAGTATACCGTGGGGGAAACCCTCGGCCTCGTCCGTGCCTACTCCACTGGGGGCTCGATGACGGCTACAGACATGGCGGCCACCGCAGCAGCTTCTTGTGCTGCCGCCGCCAAAGGTGCCAGTGTCCTTTTTCCGCAGGCCGCGTTGATGGGTCAACAACTCCGAACGGCCGTTCAGACCAACACGCGTTCGAATCCATGGTGGCACAGCTACACCGCCTGGATTTCAGCCCTACGTCTGGCTGCCACCCAACTCCTATGGATTCCCCTGCTTTTCGCGGTCGTCATGCTCGCCGCTCTCAGTGCCAGGGTGAATGGAGCCCCATTGCCCGAAATGCCTTTGGAGGACCGTCGCGTATGCGTGATTGAGTCTCTCCTCCCAGCTTTCGACCCATGGATTTTCGGATTGTCCCAATATCTCCCCACCATGCAGCCCCTCGACTACCCTTTGGAGGTTCTCCCCTTGGCTTTTGCCGGGTTTTATTACCTGGCCAACAAAATGCGATTCGATTCCGGCATATACTTGCTGGCCATCGCTGTTGATTACAAGCTCTTGGGATTCGCCAAGATGTTCATCCTGGGATGCACGGCGTGGTCTCTCTCTGACACCCTCGATAACCTATTGGTTTTGGCTCAACGTCCTCTATATGAGTATCGTTTACGAGCCTTGCGCTGGTATTACACCAGCACTCCAAAAGGTATGGAGGAGGTAACCTCCCTCCTGCTCGGCAATCTTTGCCGCAGAGAGCAGTTGCCATACAACCCCTGGCGAGAAATAGCCTGTTGTTGGGTCGTAGTGTCATTTCTCATCTATCACATTCTGCGACCCCACCTATCCAGGTTCGCCCTCCCAACGGTCTTCCATCTCAACTCCAAGCGGCAAATCGTTTCCGGAAAGAAGTATTTCGGAGCGCTGCCCATGGTAAAGAGCAATTGGCAAGATGAATGTCGACAGATACTAGCAGCTCCCACTCTCGGGAAGGTTGAGCACAGGGGCTTGGTCCTACACCAAGGAGTCCCCAGTGAATTATACATCGACGAGGCCAACCCAGCGAAAGGTCCCGACGGTGTCTCCCTTCTCCGCAACGAGGCCATAGTCAAAATCGTCAATCCTGACGATTCTTGCCTCAAGGATGGGCCCTGCCATGCAGCCGTGGGCAACACCCTAGGCCCGTCCCCACAAATGTTCCATGGAGGAACTGGGGACGAGGTTAGGAGTTTAGTCCACAGAGCTTTTGCCAAACCCCTGGACCCAGACGTCCCATACTTGCAAGAGCGAGTTTTCATATTTATGACCAAGCTTTGTCGAGTTTTCGGAGTCACGCAGCTTCCTCAAGTGCGTGCTATGCCGAAAAATCAATGGTCGGCCAACTATACCCTAGTTCGGGCCGCACAATTTTTGGACGTGGACGGCTTCAAAGGCCGCCCAGAGACCACTTCCTTCTCCGTGAAGAAGGAGCTGGCCATGAAAGATCACTCCCAGAGCAAGCCGCGTGGCATTCAAGACTCCTCATTGGAGTACAATCACCACGTCGGGCCATGGATTGCGGCCGTCTACACGGCCATCCGGGCTTTGTGGCACATCAATTGGCCCATCTATATGGCCGGAGGCACCGAAAGCAGTGAGACCGTCAGCCTGCGTTACAAATGGCTGGTGGCAGCGAAGAAGGTGCTGGCTGGAGACTACTCCAGTTACGACGCAAGTCAGTGTCGCGTGCTCCGGGAAATGTGCATTAGCATATACCGTGAGTTTGGCGTTCCCGAAGACGTCCTCGCGTACATGACGGCCAAAATAGCCAAGGAGGGTTACAGCAAACATGGCTGCTACTTTAAAGCCGACGGAACAATGGGCACAGGAGAGCAGGACACATTCCTGAGCAACAGCATTACCAATGCTTTTGCCACCCTCTCCGGGATGTCCGAAGCCGCCAACATTCCGTTTGCCGAATATCTGGACCAGGTCTTTCCGGAGCCCAAGAAATTGGCTAGCTCGGATTTTGACAAGGTCCACAATCAATTGCGCAAGGACTCACTGATAGACGAGTTTGTCCTTCCCGCCCGCGCTGAACAAATGCGGGACGCCGTGGCCTCGTTCAGGACGAAGCCACTGCGTGTGCGATATTCAGAAGCTGCCTGGGGCCCCTACGACATGCTGCATTACGACCAGCAACTTCGTGAGACCCCACAACCAGTGTACCTCTGGGTGGCTGGAGACGACAACCTATCATTCTGCACGGACAAGATCCGCAGCGACGTGGCCTCCCATGCTATCGCTCGCCTGGGAATGAAGAACGTCTTCGTCGAAACCCCCGAGGAACTGGGTTGTTCACCCAGCTTCTGTTCCTCCATTTTCTACCCCACTTCACACCCCGTGATGGTTTTCCGCGAAGGAGCCACTCTCGGGAAGAGGATGAGCGTTCCCCACGTCAAATCCCCCGTCGGCAAAGAGCCCTACCAACTTTATCTCGATAAACTTGTGGGCCTTTCCACGGACTGCCAACACATCCCGATTCTCAATGAATTCATCCAGGGACAACTATTGGCACTCCAAGACGCAGGCTACGACCTGGCTGCAGCGCGCATCCAACAACACGCGTATAAATCGCATTACGACCAGGGCATGAACTACGACGCCGTGACTGAGGCGTTCGTTCGGGCCCGATATGGCTGGACCGATCGAGAGTACCAGCTATGCAAATCGTATGCCTCCATGCGCATGTTGGGGCAGAAGATCAGCTACGCACCCTTCATCAGGTGCCTAGAGGTTGATCTGGAAATGGAGTTTTAACCGGCGGCTTTTGCCGCCATTTTCGTCAGGGATCCCATTGTAGGCTTTTGGGATACGTGTAGCGACCACGACGAGCCCGAGCCATGGAACCCCTCTGTTGAAGCTGGCCATTACAATAGGAAAAGAAAATATAAAAAGAAAAACGGCCAGGCCTTAGACTAGAAAATGTCCAGAACCAAACTTAAGAAACACGAGAAGAAGATTGTCAAGAAAGTAGAGAAACGAGTAATCAAGAAAGTGGAAAAGAGTGGAAACCACCAAAAGCACCACCTGGCAGCCAAGCGACCCGAGAGAAAGGAACGCAAGCACCAGGCGAATGGTGATGGCGACGCAGCCTCTTTGGCTTGTGCCGCCGCGGTGGCTGACCCTTTTGGAGCCTACGCCCGAGGCGACGACGTCCCCATGCCCTTCTCAGAGGTCATAGCTCCGACGTACAGCTTCTGGACACGTAGCATCTTTCAGGTCACCGATCAGCAATTCGGTAGTACCACCACTGGCGGATCATTTGCCGCCGTTTGTCCCTGGATTGCCCCACAGTATGTGGACTGTAGCTCCTTGGGAAATACTGGGCAGGTCGTAACCCCCCAGTTTCACAACGACCCAAACATGAGCACCTATAGTACGGCCTTTGAGACTATGGTCGTTACTTGTCAAGCCATGCGCGTGCGCAACTTGACTGAGGTCCTCGGCCAAGCAGGCGAGCAATACGTTGGTGTTTGCTCATACTTGGACGCCATATCAAACGATTACTACAAGATGCGCAACAACAATGCCAGCTACGCGAAAATGGGGGGTGATCCCGGAGTTTACATGCAGATGAATTACGTCGGTAATGAGTCTATTAACTTCAGCACCTCCGCCGCCGGCGATTACCACTTCACTGACACCAGTGTCGCGGCCCTTTCGGGCGACACCACAGTCATGGTATTTCGCTCCACCGGCCTTTTCTCCAACCCCCAAACCTACGAGGTGGAAGTTGTCACACACTACCTCGCCAAACCATTTTCAAATCAGAGCTCAATGTACCCAGTGCGATCGCGAACGGTTTATCCGCAAGTGGTCGCCAAGGGCTTATCTGAGATCTGGGCGCAAGCGCCACGGTTTTCAAAAGCCGCTTGCGCTGCCCGTGATGATGGTGCGGACTATTTTTGGAACACCGCCAAAAATGTCGTTAAAGGGGCCGGCAACGATGTCATCAACACCGTTGCCGGTTGGGCCACCTCAGCTTGGGGCAGCCTTTTTGGAGCAAAACGCCGCAATTTCGCCTTTCGCCGCATGTTGAACCTTTTGCCCGACGAGCACTACGCTGAGTTTGCCGAACTATTCATTAGCCACCGCACGCTCGATGCCGCCAAAGCGGAACTCGACAAACGCATCAGGTCACTCGACACCGCGAACAACTTCACGCGCTACATTAGCTCGCTCACTCCCCAACAAATAGAGCAAATGTTGGGAGCCGACGACAACAGCGACGTGATCTCCGTTCCCGCATCCACTCCCCGACAGAGCTCTGCCAAGCCCGCGCTTTCCCGCGGGTACTTTCGATAAATGGCCTGACGGAACCGAGTTCGGTCCGGCCATTGAGCCCCGTCTATTCGGGCTCCGAAAACTCTCTTAATCTCCATTTCTAGGTTCCGCACAAACTCGAACAACAAAATCAAATACAAAACAGCGTGAATCGAGCTAGTGTCTCACAGGCAACACAGGAAGACTCCACAACACAACCTAACAGGCTCCCAGGTACCGCAAATCCTGGGCCCTAAATCAATAAAATCAAAAAAACAAAAGAAACCCAGCCACACCGAC